GGTGACGAGTCCAGAGCAGACTCTACAATTGCCTCATCCTCATCAAAGAGAATGGGAACAATTGATTACACTATTGTTGGTTTCGTAAAGGGTCAGAATATCGATACTGCACGAAATCAGTTAATAGAAGGTATTGAAGAAGCACTGGATGCTGATCTAACGAGAGACAGTAATGCTATACACACTGAAACGGTGGAAGTATCAACGGATGAAGGACTGCTTGATCCCATTGGCGGGGTTAGGATAGTCGTTCGAGTAACCTATGATTATACAAGGGGTACTACATGATTATGTATCACAAGGGTTCTTCTGATCCAGTTGATGTTCATCCATCAAAGATCGAAGAGATGAAAGCAAAGGGTTGGAAGGATAAAAAGCCGACCACTCGTAAACCAAAGAAAGCAGAGGTGATTGAAGATGGCGAATCATAAGGGTTCAGAAGGAGTCGTAAAAGTTGGATCAAATACGATTTCCGAAGTTAGGGATTGGAGTATCGAAGAGACTGCTGATGTCATTGAAGATACCTCAATGGGTGATAGCGCAAGAACAAAGAAAGTGGGACTCACTTCTGCTTCTGGTTCTTTAACAGCATATTGGGATGAGACAGACACTAATGGTCAGGAAGCTATGACTATTGGGGCATCTGTAACACTTAACCTCTATCCAGAGGGTAGTGCAAACGCATCAACGTATGCTACCTGTACAGCTATTCTTACATCAGTTGGCGTATCTGCCTCCTTTGATGGAATGGTAGAGCGTACATTCTCGTTTGATGTGAATGGTGCTGTTACTTGGGGTGCTGTGTAACTAAATATGAGGCTAGGGGGAATCCCCGAAAAGGAGTAGCCGAACCTCCCTGCCTCGTTCTTTGTTCGGGTTTCACAATCGGAGAGACAAATGAGTGTATTAGATAATGCTGTCGAGCATTTTGATAGCAAAGAGACAATAGAGATAGAAGTGCCAGAGTGGGAAGCGGTTATATATTCAACGCCATTCACTCTTGCTGAACAGAAAAAATTATTTAAGTTTGCAAAGGATGATAGTTTAGAGTTCCTAGTAAGAACTATCATTATGAAAGCCATGGATAAGAGCGGAGAGAAGATATTTGACCTCTCTGACAAGCAGAAGATGATGAATAGGGTTGATCCTAAAATCCTGAGTAGAATTGCTACAGAAATGAGCAGTTCCGAATCAGTAGAGGATCAGCTGGGAAACTAAAAAGCGATTCACAAGAGTATAACCTCTATGCCCTTGCGGATCGGCTAAACAAGACAGTAACAGAAATAGAGGGGATGACTGTTACGGAATATAACGGATGGATGGCGTTCTATCAGTTAGAAGCGGAGAAGATGAGTGGCAACTGAAGATTTGAAAATTCGGATTCTTGCAAAGGATCAAACCAAAAGAGCCTTTTCTTCTACTAAAAAAGGCTTGGATGGGGTTAAGAAGGCTGTTTTTTCATTAAAGAGTGCTTTTATTGGTCTTGGTGCGGCATCTGTTCTAAAGTCTGTTATTACCACCGCATCTGAGGTTGAAAATCTCAAAGTTCGATTAAAATTCCTTACTGGCTCAGTAGAGGATGCTGGCAAGGCGTTCGATGTGATGAACAAGTTCGCCAAACGAGTACCTTTCTCTCTGGAGGATATTGAGAGGGCATCAGCACCACTACTTACTGTTGCTGACAATGTTAATGATCTTAATGAGCTATTAGAAATTACTGGCGATATTGCCGCTGTATCTGGACTCTCATTCTCTGAGACTGCAATGCAACTCCAGAGAGCAATGGGGGCGGGTATCGCATCTGCTGACCAATTTAGAGAGAAAGGTATCTCTACATTTCTAGGATTCCAGTTAGGAGTTAGTTATTCAGCCGAAGAGACCACAAAGATCATCAAGAATATGTGGCGTGAAGGAACGACCACAGCTAAAGGCGCAACTAAAGACCTAGCCAATACCTTTACTGGTCAAGTATCCATGATGGAAGATGCTTGGCGAGAGCTGAAGATAACCGTAGCAGAAGCAGGGATTTTTGAGGAAGTTGCAAAGGCAGTTACATCAATAACTGAGATGCTAAAAGACCCATCTACTAAACAAGGGGTTAAAGATTTTGGAGAAGGATTAACTTCTGCCTTCAAATTTATTGTAGATAATAAAGAGATTTTATTGCAGATTGCTACTGCATACGCAGGGGGCAAAATAGGTAAAACTATTGCGGGCGCACCGGGTGGCTTCTTGGGTGCAGGACTTGCGCTCGGAGCAACGCAACCAAAAACAGAGGGAGTTATGGGAACATTTGGTGTTCCCGCAATTAAGCCAATAGATAGCGGAGAAAATAGATTCCTTGGTGTTCCAATCACGCAAGAAGAGCTGAATGAGGAAATTGCGCTATTAAATGCCAGAAATAAGGCGTTTGAGGATCATCTAGCAAGCATACCAAAGCCAGAAGATGTCATATTACCAACACAGGAAACTCCTGTTCTTGTAGATTTAGTTGCACAAGAAGAGCTAATGGCACAAGCCAGAGCAATATCCTATCAGTATTTGCAAGAACTTCTCGGTGAAGAGATTATGACCGAGGAAGAGGCATGGGATAGTTCCTATGCCCGCCAATTAGAGGCTCTGAAAGCATTTAATGATAAAAAACTAATATCAGATCAGCAGTATGCAATAGCCAAAGGCAATATTGAGAAGAAGGTAAAAGAAGAAACCATCCAGACAGCACTAGATGGATTCAATGCTCTAGCTCAACATAATGAAAAGCTGTTCAAGATTATGAAGGCTGTAAACATAGTTAATGCCATTATGGATACCTATGCTGGTGCTAATAAGGCATTGGCGGCATATCCACCACCTTGGAACTATATTGCTGCGGCAGGTGTTGTAGCCGCAGGTCTTGCAAATGTAGCCACAATTAAATCACAACAGTTCACTCCACAGAGACGTTTTGGCGGCTCTGTAAGAGCTGGTGAAGCAGTCACAGTAGGCGAGCAAGGGAAAGAGACGTTTATTCCACAATCAAATGGAACTATAGTGGCTGGTGCAGGTACAGCACCCAATATCAATTTCACAATTATAGCCAACGACACTGCTGGCTTTGATGATCTTCTGCAATCACGCAGAGGGCATATTATCGGCATGATAAATCAGGCTCTTAACGATCAAGGGAGACCAGCACTAGCATGAGCGGTTCATTTCCTACAACACCCGTATGGGATGCGGTTGGTATGAAATCCAATGCACCCACACTTACATCTGAGTCTGTGTCTGGAAGGATGCAGTCAAGAAAGATAGCAGGGCAGAGATGGGAGTTCTCTGCCAGCTTCCCACCCATGACCAGAGCAGACTTTATGCCTGTATGGGCGTTTGTGGTTAAGCAGAAGGGATCACATGAGACTTTTACAGTAGTTCCACCTATCATCAGTAATTCAAGGGGTGTGGCTACAGGAACACCATTAGTCAAGACTGCTCACTCAGTAGGGGCAACAAGTATCTCTACCGATGGCTGGACTATATCGCAGACAGGTATTCTCAAGGCTGGTGACTTCATCAAGTTTAGTCACGATAAAGTCTATATGGTGACAGCAGATACCAATAGCGATGTAAGCGGTAATTCCACAGTGCTGATTGAACCGCCATTGGCGACCGCTTTATCTGATAACGAGGCTGTAACTGTCAATAGTGTTCCATTCACTGTGCGCCTAAAAAACGATATACAAGAGTACGGGATGAACACATCACAATTCATCAAGTACGAGGTCGATTTTATCGAATCACTATGAGTCGTACTATTCATGCAGATGTAATAACAGAGATTGCAAAGGATTCGTTCTCGCAAGTTACTCTGATTTACTTTGCATTTGATCCAGCAATCTATATCACTAACGCTTTCCATGATATTTCCTACAGTGGAAATACCTATCAGGCTGGCGGTCACCTGCTTAAATCTGGAGCGATACAAGAGAGTTCCGATGTAAGAGTCGGTACATTGAATATAACGCTCTCAGGGGTCGATCAGACGTATATCTCCATCTTGCTATCCCAATCTACCACTGACAGGCAGATAAAGGTCTACAGGGCGTTTCTGGACTCCTCACAGGCTATTATTGGTGATCCCTTACTAACATTTGATGGAAGGGTCTCTGATTTCAAGATTAAGGACACAAAGAAGGGCAGTACAATCTCCCTTTCAGTAGCTTCTCATTGGGCGGATTTCGAGAAGAAATCAGGAAGGAAAACCAACCATAATTCACAGCAGATGTATTTTGATGGTGATCTTGGTTTTGAGTACGCCGCCAACATCACCAAAGATATCAAGTGGGGTAGAACCTAATGGGATTCTGGAGTGATGTATGGGATATTGTTACCAAACCATTTGAGGTCGTCTTTGACATTATTGGCGAGGTCATTAGCTGGTTTGTTGATATACCAGATCTCCCAGATGATCTAGGAGATGAGAACAAGGGTACTCTGCTCAACAAGGCTTCTAATCTTGCTCAGATTCCTGTTATCTATGGTCAACGCAAAGTAGGTGGAACAAGGGTATTTGTCTCCACATCTGGAGCAGATAACGAATATCTATACATAGTATTAGTTCTATGTGAAGGAGAGATACAAGAGATAGGTGATGTATATCTCAATGATGTAATCAGCACTGATTCAAGATACAGTGGATTAGTCACTATCAATAAGTATCTAGGCACTGATAGCCAGACAGCAGACTCAATGCTGATCGGTGTAAATGACTGGTCTGCTAACCATAGATTACGTGGAGTGGCATATCTCTCTTGTCGCCTTAAGTGGGATCAAGATGCCTTTGGCTCAATGCCTGATATTACTGCTATCGTTAAAGGTCGCAAGGTCTACGATACTAGAACATCAACCACAGCCTATAGCACGAACCCTGCTCTCTGCTTG